TTTCCATGATTGAGTATCTTTCATACGTTTTACATACCCTATCACTTCATCTGCTATAGCGTCAATGTTTTTGTTAGCCCACCTTTCCATACAAGTTTTTTTATTTACTTTACGAACATTAGGATAGCTTTCCCAAAATTCATCAAACCTATTGGTCGTTTTAACGACATATATATCTTCTCTTATCTTCTCTTCTCTTCTCTTCTCTATCCTAACAGGCTCGTAGTTTTCTACTAGTAATCCTCTAGTAAATAGTTCTTTTACTATTTTCTCAACAAAATCAATAGGATAATGAAGTCTAAAAGCTATTTCAAAGTTGTCAGGTAACACACCATCACTTTCAGAACCAAGACACCACAACTCTACTAAAACAGCTTTTTGTTCAAAAGATAGTCTATGAATTTCAATGTTATTTATGTAATCCGTACCATAAAATTTAAACCATGTCATCTTTTTTTGGTATCTTGGGTTCTTTGGATTATAGAGATTAAACTTCTCCCAGTTCTTAATCTTGTACATACACTCTCCAGTTGGTTAATATTGCCGAAAAAGATTAACATACATAATTCTAGTTGTAAACTAATTATTTTCTAGAAAATACTTGACATGACATTTTTTATCATTAAGATAGGCATTGTAGTATTTATTTTAGGAGAGAGAAATGAGAATTACAGGTGCTTATTCAGTAGTTGAAACGCTTGCACAACATAAAAACTTGACATTTCAGCAAGCATTTATGTATATACATAATAATCTTAAATCATGTGACAAATATCAAAAAATTGCATATCAAGTCATTCGTGATGATTCTGGTCTTTTTGAACAACTTTGCAAGGAACAATCAATATGAAAAAAGATTTAATTCAAGGTAGTATATTTGCAATAGCCTTTTGGTGTTATGTAGCATTGTGTTTATGGATTATGGGTAAGTTAGCAGGTGCAATATGATTAAAGATAATAAAGAAGCATTGACATTAGCTTTAGCATTAGCTATTACTGCACCAAACGACAAAAAAGCAGAAAAATGCGTTAAAATAGCTGACTCACTTGCAAAGAATATGAAAAGAAAAGATGTAGAGTTAGCAATGAAAGATGTTTTAGATAAAATGATTGATTCTTTGAAAGAAAAAAAAGATGAATAAATGGTTATGGTTGTTTCTTTTTTTATTTTGGGGGTATATAATATGGCGAATGGTTTAGAACATATAGCAAATATTCTTAAACGATTGAATGAAGAATTTAAATTAGATAATGACAAATTTGAGGAGAGAACTAATGTCACAAGCGTATAATTCTATTATATTGTGCAATTAAGCATAATATATTTATTAAGGAAAATATTATGTGGACAACTCCAGCAGCTACAGAAATGCGTTTTGGCTTTGAAGTAACTATGTACGTAATGAACAAATAGTTATCATGCTTATGGGGATGCTCCTAAAAAGGAACATCCTCATCGGCACCTTCAACAGCAGGCTTACTTCTTACTTCCCCCTTAGACTCTTTTAACTGAACTGAACCTGAAATAAACTTCCCATTAGCACCTTCTCTAATCCAACCACTAATTCTAAACTCAATACCATCCACGTTTAAATTTCCTGTATAGTTTGGCCTTTTAGGATTATCTCCCTGGTCGTTCTTAAATAATGCAAATGTATTTGTATTGTCATATTGCGCCATGCTTTACTCCTTAAGTTTAATAATTGTTTGTTCTATTTCTTCTAGGAACTTAATAACTTCTGCTTCTAACTCTGCAATGTAAGCATCATCTCTATCAAGACGCTTTACAAAAACTTGCAGTTCCTCAGGGAAATTCGGGTTGAAACTTATAAAATCTACCCACCTAGCATTTGTGCAAGCCATTTGCCATTGCATTTGTGGGATATATTTACTAGGTACAGACTTGCTCATTAAGGTATTAGTATGAGTTGTTTCTATAGGGCATTTAATCTCTATAAGGCCAGCATACTTACCTTCTTCTTCTGAATTAACAGCACCATCTGGACTAGCACCACTACTTTTAATAACAGGGTGGTCAAAAAAACCTACTTCAGTTACTATAGAATTAGTTTTGCTTTCATATAGTTTTCTTGCTATAGGCTCACGTTCAACACCATCTTCCATAGCTTTATTTGTAAATGAATCTGTTTTTTTACCTGTAAGACGTTCTGATACAAGTTGAATAAGGTAATTTTGACGAGATGTAGATACACCTGTTTTAGTCTTGGCGATAACGTCACTAATACGACTAGCGGTAACCTTACCTAGCCTTTGCTGAAACCACTCTTCCGTGCCTTGGTTTATCATAGAAAGTCCTTATTAGATACAGCTTTTAAAGTTGGTTGTTCTGACTCTGGAATATCCTCACCACTATAGATATATAAACCAATACCATGTAATGCAATAGCTTTAGCTAAACAACGCTGCATAGCTGTATTAACTGCCATTGCATCAGGGTTAGGTATTGCTTGATTTCTAAAGTTAAGTACAGGTAATTGTGAAGTCATAGACTTATTAAAAGCATGAACTGTACAGAATACCATAAGTGTTTCACCAAATTGTTTTGGCTCGCCATAAGTCCATGTTGCTGTTGGGTCTTGCTGTAGAAGCGTGTCTACAGCCCAAGCCCATGATAAGTACGATAGACCATTTTTTTTCTCAATATGGTCTGATACGTTAATCTTACGTAGTTCGTTATAGTTCATCTTGCTCTCCGTTTGTTGTAATTCTTGTTGATGGTGTTGCATCATTACTTGGTCGTAAAATTGTTGTTGTGACATTAGTTCTCTCCTCAAATTTGTCATTATCTAATTTAAATTCTTCATTCAATCGTTTAAGAATATCTGCTATATGTTCTAAACCATTCGCCATATTATATACCCCCAAAACACAAAAATAAACAACCATAGCCATTTATTCATTTTCTTTTTCTTTCAAAGAATCAATCATCTTATCTAAAACATTTTTCATTGCTAACTCTACGTCTTTTCTTTTCATATTCTTTGCGAGTGAGTCAGCTATCTTAACACATTTTTCTGCTTTTTTATCGTTTGGTGCAGTAATAGCTAATGCTAAAGCTAATGTCAATGCCTCTTTATTATCTTTAATCATATTGCACCTGCTAACTTACCCATGATTTGTAAACATAGCCATACATAAGCCCAAAATGCTATTGCTATTACTATCATTGTTTTTACACTCATGTTTCTCTCCTTATTGATAATATAAAGCAACAACTATATTATTTTTATCTGGATTTGATACGTCCCAAGAGTCATCACCATTATCTACACCAAGTTGATTAAACTTTTGAATACCTTTTAAAAAGCCTGTTAAATCGTCAGATTTATTAGCATCAAACCATTTACCTGAACAACCACAAAAACATTTATCAGCTTTACCTACATATACTTGTTTTACTTTTTTCATTTTTTCTCTCCTAAATTCTGAGTCGATGTAACCGTTGCAATTCCGCCAGCCATTTTATCGGAATTAGGGATTTTACCGTAATGCGTATGCTTGTTTGGTTGCTTGGCGGCTTCGTAGGCTCGAACAAACAAACATAATATGCCAACGGGATATGTGTGTATTTCAGGAGTGCTATTTACGGCACTGACAAACGCTTTTTCATCAATCGACATTATCCGGCTCCTTGTTTCGTTTCTCAGTATCCTGATATATTATAAATTTCCCATCGCCCAAATATTTGTAGGTCATAGGTACAAATTTTATCTCTTTATTTAATTCTTCATCACGCGACAGCTTATCCATTGCTATTTTCCCTTATACTGATTACAGCAGAAATCCGACTTAGTATAAAATGCGGCATAATATCCAGACCCATCGACAGTAAATGCCTTGGTTTCCTTAAATTCGTCCTTCAGTACGAGATCATAATCATCGTTCCATTTTGTCGCATCTTCGGTATGAACCGCATAGTTGCATTTCTTCGCGTCAATGACTTCGCTATATGGCTCACCATCGCGTTCCCAAAATTTACAGGTCGCGCACAATCGATTATTGATTGGGTTTTTCATGATGTGTCCTATAAAGTTCCAGAGC